TGTTATTCCATGTACTTTTACTCTTGTAATAGAATCTCCTGTAGGAGAAATGCTAGCAGTTCCACCTTGCAAATCAATATGACGAGTAGCTCTCATTTGAATATTAGAAGCAGTTCCTGTATTTGGGTCTTCTGCTCTAATTAAAATACCATCTTCACTTCTAATATCTATTCCATCTCCGCCACCTTTAGAACTTCTATTATCACATTCTAAAAATATACTATTTTGAGAAGAACCTATATTACCACTATCTGTTTTTAAATGTATTCCTCTAAATGCAGATGCATTATTATTATCATTAAAAAGTAATATTGTTTTAGCTGTATCAGCTCCAGATGTTTCAATAGTTACATCTCCAACAGATGTTAAAGTAAATGTGTTTGAATTATCCCAATCTGTTGTTGCTGTATTCCAGTCGCAAGTTCTTACAACATCTAATTCATAATCAACTCCTACACCTACATCTAAATTTTGAGCAGATGTTAAATTTATATCATTTGCGCCAGTAGTTGTTAATTCAATGTTATTTGCTCCACTAGCTGTAAATTTTCCATCAGCCGTATCTATTGTCGTCTTATCTAATTTAGCCTCACCATCAACTGATATATCGCCAAATACAGTTAAATCATCGCCTATCTGTGCATCATCAGTAGATGTAAGTTGTTCAGCTTGTACAGTTCCTGAAGCTGTTACACTATTAACAGATGTTATGCTCTGACTACCCATGTTTAAATCGCCTGACATTGCTCTAGTTCCAGAAACAAGCAAATATTGAGTATGGTGGTCAGTTCCTAACCCAGTTAAAGAACCATGCTGTCCCACTCCACCAGAAACACTTTGCCTATTACTTACAGGTGTTCTTGCTTTTGGCATTTCTCCACTAGAAGATATAGCAACCCATTCATTATTTGTTTTTAAAAACTGAACAACTCCAGAACCTTTTACATTTCTGTAAGCTACATCTCCTTCATTTCCTTCTCTTGAGTTTGGAACACCTGAACCTAGAGTAGGTTGATTAGATTTTTGATGTAATAATTTTCTTTCTTGTCTACTTAATGCCATTACTTAACGCTTTTCATTCTATAAATAATTGTTATGTCATTTATTTTAAAACCACTACCTACGCTAGACTCTCCAAACTGCAACTGTAAAGAAAAACAATTATTAGCATCTGAATTAAATTTATATTCTGCTTGAGTCCACTCTGGTTGATTGTCAGTAAAAGCAGTTACAGCAACTGGACTATTTGTTGGTGTAGTGTCTCCATTAACTCCATATCTAAAGCTAGGTACACCACCAGCTCCAGAAGTATAAGATACATAAACTTTATAAACTTTTTTTCTTACAGATGGTTGACCAAAATCAATATCTTTAGTAATAAATTTTACTGGATTTGCGCTAGAAGGAAATGCATTCCATGTCATAAGGTCAGAATCAGTATTTGTTAAATAAAATAATTCTCTATTTGCATTGTTTGCAAAATTGCTAACTCCACCACCTACATCAAAAGCTAAAGTTTCACCTCTTGTCCAAGCTTGAATTACAAAATCATAAATTAAAACATCTGCGTTTTCATTTTTTATTAAAATTTGTTTACTTTGAGGTATGTGTCCTATATGAGCAGAACTCATATCTAAATCATCTGCGCTACCATCTTCTGCATCTGTTACGAATGCTTCCCAGTATGCTTCGCTCAAAAGTCTTCTTCCTTGTCTTTCTAATAAATTAATTACATCTCTACCTGTATATAAATATGCTCCTAACTTATTAAACCAAGCTATACCAAAATCAGTTTTTACAACATGATAATCAAATGCAACACCTTTTCCCTCAACTGTTTCTTCTAAAAAATCAACACTTTCAGCAACATTTATAATATATAAAGTTTTTTCTTTATACTGTAATATTCTGTCAGCAAAAGTTTCTAGCTTAACAATGCTTTCTCCGTCGTTAACAACAACATCTATAGCTCCTATTTTATCTGGAAAAACATCAAAGTTATTTATTTTACTTTTTATTATTCTATCAGGATAGTTTTTTCCATTTTGTCTTACATTACCAATATATGTTCTTCTGCCTTGAACAACTGCTGTTTTAAACTTTGCTTCAATAGACTTTACAGAACCACTATATCCATTTATAGTTTTAAATGTATCTATAATATTAGCAGACAAAGGAGTTATAGCTTTTACAATTACACATGTTTTATAAAAAGTATCATCTGAGGGGTCTCCATCTCCAGTTACATTTACCATAGAATAAACTAATGTATCTCCTTCAGGAAACCACTTAAAACCTTTATCAATAAAATCAAGTTCTCCTATTAAATAAAAATTATCGTTTTCTTCTAGCTTATAGTACAGTCTTGAACCAACAATGCGTTTACTTAAAGAATAAACAGGTGTTCCAGCGCTATTGTGAGGATTTATATAAGAATCAAAATTAAATAAAACTGACTCTCCCGATACATTTAGTTTATTTACATTTCCTGAATCAGTATCTGTAAACTTAAAAGGCAAAGACTCTTGTTTTTCTTCATCATATAAATAAGAATGATAAAATTCATATATTCCAGGTTGAAAACCTGATACAAAAGAATTTTTAGCTAGCACAGGGCCACTAAGCCAAAATGTAGGACTAGCAGAACTACCATCTCCATCAACAACTTGTAAAACCCATCTGGTAAGAGTATCTCCAAAAGTATATTCTCCACCAGTTGTATTATTTATTGAGCAAACAAGAAAGTTCCAAGCATCAGAAATTAATTCTTCTTTTGTAAATCTATAATTAACCGCAACATTATCTCCGCCATCGCTATCTGTCGTATGGCAATTTATATTTACTCTTTTTAAATCTGCATATTCAGAAGCTGTTATGTAAAATCCCATTACAAAACTTTGTTCTTCATTTATTGAAAACTCTTGTCCCGTATCTTTAACTACTGATTTTGGCTGACTTGCCGATGAGGTTGCTTTTACATTTACATTTCCTATTAATGGATAATAAGTAGTGTCATTAGCAAGATTAACATGACCTCCAACCCAATCACTATTAGTATTTGGTAAAAGCTCATTAGACTGCAAGCCTACTCTTAAATTTACACTTTGAACATCAGCTACATCTTCTCCGCTTGCATCAGCTACATTGCCAATATATTCAGATGAGCTAGAATTAACTCCATTACTATCACTACCAGCAAAAGGAGTAGATATTAAACAATTACCAATAGTAGGAGATTTTATTTCTTGATTAGCTTGAGTCCATCCAATAGCTGTGCTATCATAAGCTGCGTTACCTGAATCAGCATTTAAGCTATCAAATAAAATATAATTTATATATCCAAACCATTTATTATTAACAGCATCATCGAACTCTCCATCTGCAACTCTTAAATTACCATCTCCGACATAAAAAACGGGCAAATCGCTATCAAAGGTAGTTATTTGATTAGCATTCCATCCTCCGCTATCTCTTATATCAATAGCGCTTTCACCATCATCATATGCGACAATAAAGGTCTCAATACTACTTGTGCCATCAATTTTTTTATCTGAAGACATTGTAAATAAACCTCTATTTGGCAATATTTGCAATGTATGACTTATAGTTGCATCCCTATCAAATTGACCTAAAGTTTCTAGTCTTCCAATGTTACTTATATTAACACCAGTTAAATCAAGGGATTCTTTTTCATCCATGTCTCTAGGGTCTGCATTTGTATTTAGTCCCCCATGAAACATTTCAATTTTATATGTTTGCTTTGCCATTAGCTTCCTGTATTCATAAATGGTGCTAATGCATTATTATATTCTCCTATAAGCTCTTGATATTGAGAGCGATGTAGCGATACAATTTCAGGGTCTTCGTCTTCATTAAAAAATGTAATCTGTCTTTGTTTTAATCTTGCGCTAGCACCGATAACCAAAGCATGCTCTAGCTCATCTGGAAATTTACTTACAGAGCTATCATTATGTTCAATAGTAGGATTGTCCATAGAGTACAATCTACAGGGATTATTACTTGTTGGTTCAGGATAAACATAAACATCATTATCGTTAAATGTCCATCTAGGAGATTCATCAGTAGCAAAAAAAATGCTATGAGGATTTTGAATTTTTCCTTGTAAAGAAATGTCTGAATAAACACATGATAAATATAAGCTAGTTGTGTCATCATCTTCTCTTCTTTCAACTAAAAGTATTCTAGAATTTTCAATGTTGGTAACAACAGGATTAGAAGTAACATTTGATGATTTAGTAGAAAATTGTATTAAAATTTCAGGTCTTACTTTATTAATAATATCTTTTGCAGTATCTTGTAAAGCATCTTGTATTGCTTGTTGATTTGCTGATGAATCATCTGAACCAAGACTTGCAGTTTCCCCTATAATATCTTCTATCCTTACTTGAAAATTAGCCATTAATCATCTGCTCCAGTTAAATTATTAATAGAGCCATTTCTTGTTGTTACAAAAACTTGCATAGGGTTTGGTATTAAATGAGGCATAGGTTCTTTTGCTCTTGAGGTTTCAATATATTCTTGTTCTATTTTTTTTGCTAAACCCATATGACCGCTACCAACTTGAAGATTCCCTCCAAGATTTAAAAAATGACCTAATGTATTATGAATTGCTGCTGGAATTAATTGTTCAGGCAAATCAATTCTGCTAGATATACTAGATTTAGGTTCTGGTTTAGCATAATAATAAACTTTTAATGAGCCTCCATCTTCAGGATTTTTTGTTAATAAAATTTTATGAGTATCTTCTTGCCAAACT